TATCTGAGGCTTGTGCTGCTTGGGCTACTTCTGTGGTTGCTGTTGCAAGCGCTGTATTAACTGCAGCCTGTGCAGGGCTTACTACAACTTGTTCGGCGGGTGCTGGAACTTCATCACCGTAAGCAACACTTGGCCCGAAAATAAAAAGCCAGCCCACAATAAAAAGGCTGGTTAAAAAGTACTTAATCCTTTTAGTCAATTAGGATCTCCTAAGTAATGCAATATTTTTGCTTACTTAGTAATTATAGCAGAATGTTAGTTTAAATTACTTAGGATTATCAGTTTTATAAAAACCGTTGCCTTTAAATTGTATTCCAAACGGTGTAAATGTTCTTGTCATTTCCGACTCACATTCAACACATGTATAGCCTGGATCTTGGTCGAGAATTGATCTATGCGTTGACATTACTGGGTGTGCGTCATCATATGAGCATTTGTATTCGTATACTGGCATTACTTATCCTTAAATGTTAGTGAGCAGTTTGGGGACATGCTCAGGTCCATCCTGCGGGTAGCGGCCCGCTATCTGCGACTCCCCGATGAAGGGGTGCAGAGTTCAATTATACTATCTTTTTCTTTTTCTTTCTATAGGAGCCATTACTACCTCATCTGGAGTAAATGAATCCATGATTTCAAATGTTTTTGGTTTTGCTTCTTCAGGTACATTTCTAACAATGAATACCTTCAAAACTCCATCTTCCATGGCTACTGCTGATACTTCCATGAACTCAGAGAGGGAAAAAGTTCTTGCAAAAGATCTTGCACCGATTCCCTTATGAATATATTTAATTTCGTTTTCATCTTCTGATGAGCCCTTAATTGTTAGAACATTTTTTTCCTGTTCAACCTTGATGTCTTCACGTTTAAATCCAGCTAAAGCCAGTTCAATTATGTATCCATCTTCACCAACCTGAACCAAATTATATGGTGGATAGTTTGTTGAATTATGCATTACCTTTTCGAGATCTCTGAATTGGCGATCCCAGCCAATAAAAAATGGATCCTTAAAAAGATCCAGTGTGAATGTGGTGTTAACCATGTTATTCCCCTTTCAAGCGAATAAATTAATATACGGACCCTCTATTGAGCAGTCCGTATATTATTATAGCAAAATATTTATATTTTGTCTACTTCTTTTTAGCCCTTACCTTAGCAAGTGCTTCAAAGTCCTTTACCTTGGTATCCCCTAGGTATCCCCAGGCATATCCATCGGTAATCATTTGTTCATTAATAGAGACCTTAGATCCATCTAGGAATACCCAGCCAAGGATACGCCCGTATTTTTCTGATGAGTCCATCTTCTCTGTCTTAATGACAACATCTTTAGCGTCTTTAATCTTAGACTTTACATACTCTTTAGCCTCAAGCCCTAAAACCTTTTCAGCTTTATCTGTTGTTCTACTTTCTGGAGTATCAATTCCAGCAAGTCTAACTCTTGAACTAAATGATATGTCAAAACCTAGATCAATATCAACATCTATTGTATCTCCGTCTACTACGTTAGTTACTTTCTTAACATGGTATTCGTACATTACTTCTTCTTTACTGCCGCCTTTACAGGGGCCGCCTTCTTTGCGGGTGCAACTTTTGGTGCTGGTGCATCCCAATCTGGGCGAGCAACTGACATTACTAGGCTATACGCTCTCTTCTTAAGAAATACGCCATCTCCGTTTGCTTGTGATCCCTTTTTGTCACCTGAAGTATTTCCTTCATAAGTGATAAGGTTCTTTCCGTCATTTGAAATAACAATTCCAACGTGCTCTGTATCTGTTGGTTCCTTATCAAAGTTAAAGAATACAACGTCTCCTGCCTGTGCTTGTCCAATTGGAACAATTCTCTTATTCTTTGCAAACCATTGTGCTCCTGCATCACATGATGCAAAGCCTTTCTTTGTTGAAGCGGCAACTAGGTGAACTAATCCTGCATCATCAAAGCATCCTGAAACAAACATTGCACACCATGGTTGGTGATTCATTCCGTATCGCTTTCCAAAAACTGTATCGTTATTTGTTCCTTCTGTGTACTTCTCATCAGCATACTTCTTAGCCGCTGCTAATACTTTTGCTGCATTTGCGTGAATTACTTCTGCCATTTTATTTCTCCTTATTGTAGTTGACTATACTATAAGTATAGCATTTCTTTATTTGAGCGGATGATCAGAATCGAACTGACCCCTTCTGCTTGGAAGGCAGAGGCACTACCAATATGCAACATCCGCATTGCGCCGTCGGCAGGAATCGAACCTGCGACCAAGACCTTAGAAGAGTCCTGCTCTATCCCCTGAGCTACGAAGGCATTCCTTTAATCGTTTGGAATATCTTCCTCATGCATATTAATCTCTACCAAGCCTAACTCTTTTGCCATTTCATGGCCTTCTTCTGACATTTCTATTGTTGCTTCAAGGTTATCATTATATGTAACCTTTATTAATCCCGCCTCATATAGCTGAACCAATGACCTATCTACATGCTCTTGATGAGCCTCCCACAATTCTGGAGCAATTTCTTTTGCCTTTTCTGTAATTTGGAAAATAAATTCTCCATCTTCATCCATGCCTGCTAACTCAACTGCACCCATTTCAATATACATTGATAGCTTCTCATCATCATCCATGCGGTCTCCTAGTGCAACAAGTAGGACTTGAACCTACGATTACCGAATTATGAGTTCGGGGCTTTAACCAACTAAGCTATTGTTGCTTAGTGATCTATTGTATCGTGCCATCTTCATTCTTGTCAATAGTTTCTTCTACTATTTGCTGTACATATTCAGAAAAATGCTTTCTAATATTGCCCACGGGCCTATTCCCAGCCGCTTTCCAAATTCTTTTGTACTCAATAACATTAGTAAATGTAGTTGGACATAAAACTATTCCATTATACTCTTTTAATACAGTTGGTAGTGGAACATGCTTGCCGCAGCATTTACATTCTTTAGCTTTTTCTTGATAAGTGCTCATATTATTGTCATCCTGTCCATCGCATCTCTTAAGTTTTCTGGCATTCTTGGGGCCCTAATCATATTGTATGAATTGGTCTCTCCGTCATCTTTTGTACCGAAGTCGTTATCGTAGCTCATAGATTCATATGTATGTATATTTATCTCTTCGTTTGTATCAAACTTACTTCTACTAATAGAATTATAAATAGCTCCGCAAACTGCGTCTGCCAAGTCTTTTGAACCTTTTCTTGGGTGGTCTACTCTATCTCTCATTATTTTAAGCTGAAGTAATTCATCTATAAGTAATTGTATATGTGGTCCAGACAATCTTTCTTCTGCCACAATCATTGCCATATCATCATAATGCTTTTTAGCAACAGATAGAATTTCTGTATTTATGCCGTATTGTTTTAGTTGTTGCATCATATCGTGAGAGTTCCATCTATCAAAAGTACAAACACGAATTTTAAATCCTCGTGTTTTTAATGAAAGAATATAATCTTTTACCTCAGTAAAATCTACAGACTTATCTTTTGTTGGTGTCCAAAATCTTACGGCATCAATCTCAACAATAGGTGCTGGTTGAGAATATGTATCGGTAACTTTAATGTTTACCCATTTGTTTACATGCCCCATTGCTACTGCACAATGGTCATGCTTTTGAGCCAAGTCTACGTGCAAAAAGTATTCTTTATCTGGATCTGGAATGAACCAGTCTTCAAGTCTACCAAAATTATCTACGGCAAGGTGCCCCTTATTAAAAGCTTTCTCAACTTTTTCTCTTGATTTAAAAAACGCATCAACAGCATCAGGTGGCATACATGCAAATCTAGATAGCGCATCCAGTGGGTTAGTAAAAAATGCTACTTTAAAATCATCAATCCTTCTTACTGGGTTTACTTCCCATGTGGGCCTCTTAAGAGCGTATACCCTAGGAATCTTATAGGAAATAATATGATCTTCTTCCCACTCTACGCTAAACTCATTTCCTTGAGTATCATCTGGAAGATCTTCGTCCATCTTAAATTTGTAATCACGAATAATTGTTTCTTTTTCTGCAACAACAGCATTGTATCTTTGCTGTATATAATCATTTTTGTATCTAGGAAATGATAGCAGTATCACCTTCCCAAAGTCTGGAAAACGTGAGTCTACAGATGCACGGTACATATCATATATGGCAGCACCTGTCTTTGCTTGGTCGTGCCCTGTTGTGTTTTCAATTGCAAATCCTGAAATTTCATCAAGAATAACTACAATTACGTTATATCCTTCCCAGGCTTCACGTTCTGAGTGGCCTGAGTGTACTGTAATAGCTTTATCAAATTTAACTTCTGAGGCCTTATCGTTGTACTTTCCTGCAAACCAAGGTGATTTATCTATGCGTGTTTTAAAACCTTTAAAGAATACATTGCTTGCCTGCTGAGAGTTAATAGCAATATTAATAATGTCAATGCTATCGCCTGGAGGTTTCCCATAGTAAGTTGCTGGGTCTTTAAGGCACAATAGTAAATACACTATATAAGATACTGCAATAGTTGAGCAGTAATCTTTACCTGAACCTTTTCCCAATTGGGCAACTACTTCATTAGCAGTTTGCTTAAATCTTATTTTTCCCTCTTCTTCTCCAAAAAGCTTGATGAGCGTTGATTCTTTATAGATCTGTGAGCTTTTTTCAATAAGAGTATACTGGTAGTCGGAAAGTTCTGGAAGCCCAAGGTATTCTGGACTTCTGACAAACGTTTTAAGATCGACTGGTTTTTCATCAAACTCCTCTCCATCGAGCATGTCGATAAGGTCATTAAAATCAAACGACATCGGCTTCCTCTACTGGAACGGATTCAATTACTCCAGTGATTTGAGATAATCTTTTTGCTACTTCCATTTTACACTTAGGGCATATAGATGTAGTCTCTTTTAAAATTCTAACTAGAATATCTTGCTTGCGTTCTGTCTCTGCAATTTGTGATGCAATTTCATTATTTTCAAGTACGCCGATAGACTGTAGCATTGCAATTCTTTTGGTTTCTATATCTGCAATAAGCTTTAATGCGCCAGATTTTATTCCTAATTGGCCAGACTGATCTGCATCTTCTACTGTTTTCCAGGCCTCTTTGATAAGCATAGCGTAGTGTTGATCGGCCCCCGAGATGGCCTCTCGGGCTCGATCTCTGATATTGCTATCATTATGTACAACATCTTTCCAGTCGTCAATTAGCTCAAGTACCTCTTTGCGCTGGATTCCAGTAGTTGTGGCGATTTGAGTAGGCGTACTTCCTTTAAGGAGTTCTTCAACCACCC